ACAAAGCTGATGGCAGTGCCAAGTGTGTCAAATGCCCTGCCGAGAATCGTGCCAATTACCGGAGCGACCACATCACGAATGACTTTGGCAATGACTTCGAGCAAAGCTTTCAGTGGCTTGAGTTTTGATTCATTCTCAGCGATCTTTGCTGTGACCTTTTCAAATGCTGATCGCAGGCCATCGATGATTGGTGTGAGCACACTGCCGATGGCTGGAATGACATATTCAGTCAGGAAAGACCAAATCGCTGTGAATGTAGGAATCACAGAATTCTGAATGTAATCTCGCAAAGCGATAAAGATTGGCGTGAGCTTTGGCCCTAGCTCCTCAGCCAATTGCTGCACAGCTGGGATGACTGTATTGACAAAGCCTGAGACCATCGGTGTGATGGCATCGAGCACGAAAGATCCGACAGTCTCTTTGCCTTCATCAAATGCGACTTGGAGCCGCTGCATCTTGCCTTGAAATGTGTCTGCCTGCTCTGATGCTTGACCGCCGAATGTGGCAGCAAGTTGAGCCGTGATTTCTTCCATTGACATCGTCTTGAGCTGCGCGGCAGTAAGTCCGACGCCTAGCTTGGCCAGCGATCCTGCATTGCCTTCGGCCGCCTTGCTCATGGCATTTGTTACAGCTTCGAGAGATTTACCGGATCCAGCGGCGACATCGATGGCGACGGCCTGCAATTTGAGAGCTTGATCTGCGTCCTTTGTAGCACGCACAAATCGCTCAAAACTTGGACGCAATTCATCATCAGTCAGACCAGTCAGCAAGGATGTCTTGGTGATCTGTGATTCCACAGCTGCGATCTGAGCATTGGTCGCGCCAGTTACATTCTCCAAAGTGGTCGCAAGCTTGGCCTGTGCAGCTTCATCAGCGATTGCAGACTTGACGCCATCGACCAGCAATTTGCCAGCGTAGGCAGCGGCAGCGACGCCAGCTGCAGCAAATGCCGCGCCTGCCATCTTGCCGAACTTTGCAACCCTGTCGCCAAAGCCCTGCACTTCATTGGATGCACCATTGACTCCACGGCGTAAGCCATCGAGATCGGCGTCAAAAGTTATCTTGACCTTTGGAATCGCCATCAGTCCATCCCTGCCTTCTTCACTACATCCTGCACCATCTGTGCATATTCTCTAGCAATAATAGGCAAATAATAATCCATCGCAGGATTGATCCAATAGCCCGACTTGTTATAGGGAGCCTTGAATCTGTCAGAGTAAGCACGACCGCGACGATCGACGCCGCGATGTGATCCGTATTCAGATCCCCAAAGCAATGCGCCTGCAACCGCTTGACCTTGCTTGACGACTGTGCCGCCCTTGCGCTTTTCGCCGCCGTATTTGCGACCGACTTTCTTTGTGCCACCGACATCGACGCGGATCAATCGATCACGCTTTGGTGCAAGCGATTCAGCGACCTTGACGGCCACTGGCGTGCGAGATGCTTGTGCAAATTGCAGCAATTGTCCGGCAAATCTTTGTGACAGTGGCAATGCTCGATCGCGGATCTCTTGCTGAGATTCTTTTGGCAATGAGCCAAGCAATCTGATCAGATTTCTAAATTCGACAGGCTCGACAGTGATGGCAAGTGTGCCTTTGCCTGCTTTAGCCATTCCGCTTCTCCAGAATCTCGATCGCTGTCATGATCTGCTCCGCCGTCTGCCATTCGCTCATCGGGATTTGAGTGGCTATTGCCAGCTCAACGATCGTGCGATTTAAGCTTCCAGCGGCGTAACTTTTGGGCTTTCGACTTCGCCTGTCTGAATGTCCGAGACTGTCTCGATCCAAGCTTCATAAGGCTTAACAGGCTTGCCAGCTGCTTCGCGTTTCATGGCGTGATATGCCAGGAAAAGTAGATCGGAGATCCCGATCTTGTCTGCAGCTTGCGTGATGGTGTGGCCTGTCTTGTTTTCCCATTTGCACCACTCAGGCGGAGCTGCCACATAAGTGGCAACCTCGCCCGATGTGTATTCAATTGTGATATTTGTTTTCATGCTCCCGATCTCCTTCTTAGCTAAAAGTCTCGGTAGGTGTACCGACCACTGTGAATGATAGTGACACAGTCTGTGCGTCCGGTGCTGCACCGCCGACAGATGGGAACACTGGCAATACATTGCACGCAAAGACGGCTCCACTTGCAGCTGTCAATGACGCTGCCAAAGTCGTATTTGGTGCAGATTCGCAGGCAGTCCAGAGTGATTCGCACAGTGATGAAGCTGCGCCCCAGTCTGCGAGCATTTCGATGTCGAGTGTCCACTGATCATCGATTGCTTTGTAAGCGCGTCCATCGAGTGTCTGATATGTCTCGATGGTGTGCTCATTTGAAAGAATGACTGATGTTGCTTGTGCATCATAGTTGACAGTCGCGATCGTCAATACTAGATCGCGTCCGGTGATGACGGTCGTTGGCATAGCTTGTCTCCTAGTTTGTTTGAGTGTATTGAGTGGATATTTCAATCTCGCACGCGAGAATGTCGGACGCTCCGATTGAGATTGGCATTGGATTAGACACAGAGCCGACTGTGTAACCTGACGGAATAACCGCCAGAATGCTGAGCACTAGCTTCTCGATGTTATCGAGTGCAGCTGCATTTGAGTACATTGCGACGCCGACAGTGACGACAAGATTGACTTTGACACGCGTCGATGTGCCGATGAGATTGGCTTCAAGATATGGCGATGCTGGCACGACCGCCGCGAATGGCACGATCGGAGCCTCGGGAACGAAATCGTAAGTGTTAGCTGCTACGCCTGAAATGGCTGTCTTAACGGCTCCGCGTACATCAACGGCGATTGATGATGCTGGCATCAGCTGACCATGCTTCGAGTATCGACCAAATCGCCTAAGAGCCCGATGCAGCGATTTGTTAGACTCCGGCCCATTCGGAACGGCGTCGGGCTAAAGTCCACGCCTTCAATCTGACCGCCTGCAGCTGTGCGGCTTTGGAATACTTCAACCGAGACAGCCAAGATTGCGCTCTCGACATTTGCATTGCCTATGTAATAAGTGGCCGCGCCATAGCCGGATAGGGTCGCAGTGCCATTTGGAATCATCTGACGGATGGTGACATCTGCATTTGTTAGCGCGGCCGTAAAATAAAGATTTTCGACAGTCGTGACTGTGTGTGTTGCCGTAAATGGTGCAGGCATTTTTGTCACGACAATCGATTGGCCTACCGCAAAAGTGTGTGGCTCCCGTGTGTAAAAATAAGCGACATTGGATTCCAATTCATAGCTGACGATTGCTGTCGTGTTTTGCGTAAGAATTGGCAAGATCACGCCTTCGGCAGTGTCAATGATGTCGTCCAGATATGCATCAGAATACAGGGATGAACTCACGCCAAGTAAAGATCGCAGCGATGACGCTGTAACTATTGCCGACATGAGTCCATCCCTTCATCTGCTCGACCGCCTCGGGAGCGAAGCGGCCGATGTCTAGTTATTTGTTATCGATCAGGTCTTGTTGATACCAAATGCGCCTGCACCGATCTTGGTCGCGATTGCGCCATATCCGTACATTGCCACAAGGATTTCACCTGAAGCAATTACATCAGCGCGAAGCTGGAATGTTGGTGATTCATACCATGTGTAGCTTGTTGGATTGATGATCATCATAGAATCATCTTTGTCTGTGTCATTTGCGCTTGGCACATTTGCAGTGACATAGAGATCGAGTCCGGCGACATTGCCGCGGATTGAATCTGGACGCACGACGCCGCCAGCATTTGATGGCTGAGCTGCGTTATAAATTGGACGCCCCGAGTCCGCCAAAGTCATGAGATTTGCCCATTGGCTAGTATTTGCCAAGAGATTGCGAGCGAATCCTTGTGTATTTGTGTACACAGATGCCGCGCCGCGTGACACAAATCCAAGCAACTCTGAAGCTGTTGGATATGTTGTCAATGTTGTCGCGTCAGCTGTTGCTCCTGATGCAAGTGCAGTAAACACAGCCTTGTCTGTTGCGGCTGCATATTGCGCGGCCATGTTATTCACAAGCTCGGTAATAAAGAGCGGCGAAGATCGGTCAAAGAGCTCGACGGAAAATTGCTGTTGTCCAGCGTATTTCTTAACTGAGACTGTGACAAATGATGAGGCTTGATCTGTGTTGGATGGTGTGCCTGCCTCAGCTGTCTCTGCAACTGTTGGAAGAGTGGTGATCTTTGGAATTTCAAAGCTCATTCCAGCGTCAGGCAAAACTCCTGTAGTGATTGCATCGATTGCGCTTCTTGTGTTATTTGCAAGGCCATTGATGACAGTTGTGAGCTGGCGTGTTGGGATCAGACCAGCGTTGTCTGTTGTATCAGCTGCAGCTGCGACATAAGCGCGAGCCTCATCTGATCCGAGTGTGGCCTTGATTGTCATTTCCAATTGCTTTGGAGCTGAGAAATCCAAGCGCGGCTTTGTTGTGAATACGCCTGTGCTGCTGGCGGCTGTGACTGACTGTGCGGCTTCGACCGTCTCTGTAACGGCTGCCGCGTCTGTGACGGTGTTTTCCACTTCGTCTCCTTCTGTTGTTGGTGTTGGTGTTGCATCCGCATCCGGTGTGGATTCGGAATCTTCATCGCCTTCTGTCGCCGCTACTTCTGCAACGCGTGCTGATCGCACAGCTGGCTCAGATACAAGTGCGACGCCTGTGAGCTCGGCCTTGAGCACTTTCATGTATCCCTTTTCCTGCACATAATCATCGACACTGAGCTCGACCGAAAATCCATCGCGCAATCCATCCATCGCTTCAATAAGTGCATCGCTTCCAGCCTGTGTGTTGCTAATTTTGAAAGTCGCATTGATTGCTGAGTCGCCATCCATTGACATCTCCATGCTGCGACCAATTCTGCGCGTGCGATCGTGCTCAAGATTGAGAAAGACTTGTGATGGCTCGATGCTGCCTTTTGCAAATACGACTTTGCCAGTCGATGCATTCGCTTGCTCATCAAATGCGACGATGCGACCGGAGATTGTGCGCGCTTCCGAATCGGCGGCTGTGATGGTGATTGGTGTGGTTAGTTTCATCCGATGATGTCCTCTGCGTCTCTGATTTCTTCGATGGTCATTGCCCCAATGCGATTGAGGATTTCGTACACTTGAGCTCTTTCAAAAGGATTGCCGCGCAAGAAATCGTCTAGGTCATATCGGACATATTGTGATGCTGGCGTGAAATCTGTGAGTGATAAACGCTGCTCGATGATTGTCAAGATTGGACGGATTGAAAAGTCAATCAAATCGCGACGCTGATTGACAGCGTTGGAATATGTCATCGATGATGGATCAGCTGATGCGAACCATGCCGGTAATCCAATGGCGCGACACAATTCAAGCGCGAGATATTGACGCGCTTCATTCATTTGCAATTGCTTGGGATCAAATCCGACAGTCTCAAGCGACACATCTGCATTGAGCACTGTGACCGACTTTGATGTGCGATTCAAGAATGTTTCTTTTAATGCTTGGAGTCGCTCCTTCGGCAAATTGGTGCCATTTGTCTTGACGACCATTTGCGGCGCAGGATTCAAAGCGAAGTCATAAGCTGCGCGCTCCAAAGCGTGTGCAGCTCTTACTGTGCGGCCTGCGCGATTAAGCAATCCTTCTTGCATGTTGCCGAAGACGACAAGCTGATCCGGTGCAATTGGTACGCCATCAATCGTGTAGCTTTCAATCTGTGTGCCGTTGGCATTTGTAAAAATTCCTACGCGCTCGGGTGCGACGCGCTCCATCGCTTGAATTCTGCCCGTGTCCTGATAGCGAGCTGTGACGACAGCATAAGCGGCTGGCCTGAAAAGTAAATCTTCAACCATCCACGCCCAAAATTCTGCGCCTGTGATTCGTGGATCGGGTTGATTGATGACGCGTGGAGATGACACACGCTCATTTGTTGCTTTGGTCTTTGTATCCAATGGCAACGATGCGACAGTCGAACAGATAATTCCGCGAGCGCGAGCGATGACTGGCACGCCCATAGCTTCGGATCGCGATGCACTTTGTAGGCCGCCGAAGAATGGAGCTCCGATTGAATCAATCGAATTGACCGGAGCCAATGATGCATCAACTACCGGAGCGACAGGCTTGGCAGGCACAAAGAAATCACGAATCCCCATGGCCAAATTTTATTGTGTCGCTACAATCAAAAGACCATGATGTCAAGATCCGTCTCTTGGCGTGTCGCGAAATGCGTGACCAGCGCACATGCAACCGTCGCGCAGACAGTGCTCTGTGATGCTCTGCGTCCGATAGTCCATCCACCATCCCCAAATTTCAGCTTGGCCGCTGACAAGACTTGCTTGGTCAATTCGGGTTGATTGATGTGTCTGAGTCTTTTCGATGTGACCGCTCCTAGAAATTCATCACAGGCTTGCCCATAAAGCGCGCCATCGATGTCAATGATCGGGATTCCAGCTGGCACAAGCCTACTGGCCACAGCTGACGATGTGCGCTTGCTAAATGCCACAACTTCGACAGGCATGTCGCGATAGTAATCGGCCACATCATTTGCAATGGCTTTGTCATCAAGTGAAATGGCATTGTGCCATGTGTGCAGTAGCTTGACGACGAATTGATCATCATCAATCCTTTGAGCTGCGACCAAAGCTGCGTCGCGTCTATCCGGTGAACAGTCCAGCCCTAGCCAGACAGTTTTCTCCAAGTCTAAATCTAAATCATCGGTCGCACATTCTGCCCATTCTCCAGCTGGAATCGCCGAATCGATCGTCTGCACCCAGCGGCACAAGACTTCAGTCCGGACGACATCCGGCGGATCATTCATGACAGCTCTGAGATTGTCGATGTGCACAGTGTGGCCAAGTGCAGGATTGGCCATTGCTGCGCCTGCCCAAAATCTTGGGGAATCATCAATCAAGTCATAATCGCTCGACCACTCGAAATATCCAATGTCATCGGCCGCACCGGACGCGGCAGCCAATCCACGCTCT